CCCATTGTTTCAATTCCAAGGAACAAAAGACCAAAGGCAAAAATCGTCTGGCCGATACTTTTTACTTTCTCTGATTTTGTTACAAATGAAATCAGAAATCCTATAAAAATAATCACATAAATATAGTCACTGATCTTAAACGCAATAATCTGCGCTGTCATGGTTGTACCAATATTTGCACCAAAAATGATGGAAATTGCCTGTGGCAGGTTCATCAGTCCCGCACTTACGAAACCGATCGCCATAACTGTCGTCGCACTGCTGCTCTGGAGTACCGCGGTTGTGAGCGCACCGGCAAGCACACCCAGAAGCGGATTCTTCGTCAGAAGTGCAAGAATGCTTTTCATTTTATCGCCCGCCGCCTTTTGCAGACATTCACTCATCATATTCATTCCATAGATAAAAACTGCCAGACCGCCAAGCAGTCCAAAAATGATCTGAATTTTCTCGTTCATGTTAATTCCTCTCTCAATTTACCCTGTGTTTGTTAATATCTTTTAAACTTACTTTTTACAATGATGTCTTCCCTTTCAGCTCATTTTCCATTTTATCTGTGGTCTATGCAATTCCAATCAAATCTATGTTAAGTTTAGGTTAAATTTTATATTTTTAAAACAACGTATTTTCAACGTTTTTCGGCATTTCGTGTCGCTAACGTGTCACTAACGGTTAGTTTTTATTCAACTTAACAAAACCAAACATGCCTTTATTCGTTGTACCTATTTCACCCGAATCTTCTGTCCAGCGTAAATCAGATTCGGGTTAGAAAGTCCATTGAGCTGTGCTATTGTCTGGTATGACGTTCCGTATTTTGCAGCAATACTGGAAAGGGTATCTCCACTCTGCACGGTATAATACCGCGCACTTCCGGCGTTAACTTGATCCTGTACATCGTTGTATCGGCTTTCAAGAACTGTCTTGCGCACATCTCCGTTGCCGTATCGTCCGGATAACACTTCCTGCGCCAGATTGCTTGTGCTTGTAATCCAGATATGATTTATAAAATTCTGTACCTCTTCGTACCTGGTTCCGAGATTACGGATCCGGTCTTCTCCGTTGCCAAATTCTCCAAGCATGGTCTTGTATGCCAGATCCAATGTGGATCCTTCCGGAGTTGTCGTTACCGGTTTTGGAGCTTCTGGCTGTTCCGGAACAACTACGTTCGCCTTATCGCTTACGGTATATTTGCCCCAGTCCTCTTTGCTTCCGTAGAATTTGTCCAGATCAAGATGGTCATCATAACCAGAGAGTTTTCCGCACGATGTATACTGCCGGATTGCACAGGTGTATTCTCCTTCATTCCACGGTGCGTCCTGATATCCAGTTGGATCGTTATTCGCATACTGGGCAATCCACAATCCATAGTTCCCTATGTTATCAAATTTGTAGCTGATCGACTGTGAACAATACAGAATCGGATGCACACCGGTCTTCTGATAGACATAATCTAACCATCCTTTGCACCAGGCATAGTCGCAACTGCCAAAGGACGCATTGTTTCCTGCTTCCCAGTCCAAGACAAGCATTGCTTCTCCAAGACGATTGCCAACATTTCCCAAGAAATAATCCGCTTCCGCCTGAATGTTTCCGCCGTTGGCATAATGGTAGATTCCAAGGCATTTTCCGGCAGCTTTCGCCTGCTCATAGGCTCTCATATAATCCGGATTTACATAATTTATCCCCTCTGTCGCCTTGATCACCACAAAATCACATGGTACAACCGCAAGATTGATCCCGTTTTGCCAGCTACTGATGTCAATTCCATTTAATGCCATAACATTTCCTTTCTACCGCTAACTTTTGGCGATCAAACAAATAGCTTCGTCTGTATGTGCCTATTCGTCCTTATTCATCTGCTTTATCAACTGGTTCACATAATTACTAAGTCCAGCCACTAAAATTCCTTGTACAATTGCCGTAAAAATAGCCATTGCAATATTTTGTGTACCTTTAAGGTCACAAGTTGCTACCACGTAGATACCGCAGATAGTAATTCCAACAACACCGAGTATTGCCGGAATATACTTGTCTGTTATTTTTTCGGTATTTTTTAAACCGATTCCAACAAAGTATAGTACAATTGCAACTACAACTAATTCTGGTTTTACATAATTTAAAATCTGTTCCATAGCCTTAATCTCCTTTTTCTTTCAGATGCAATTCTTCAATTTCATGCATCATTTTCGTTATCATTCCATTACCGCCTAGCCTGTGATACGCTTTATACATCTCACAGAAATTTTCATATGCATATGACGGTATTGTTCCAAGTTTCATATACTTGTCGTGGTATTCGATAAGCTGTACTCTCAAAAGTAGCATTGTTCCAGCGCTATTAGCGTTACGGACTTCTTTTTCTTCCGCAATCCTGGCATCACGTTCCTTTGCATCCGTAGCTTGCTTCTTTTTCTGCTCTTGTAGCAACCACACGATGTATCCAAGAAAAATCGGCAGTGCGATCATATATGTTTGTAATAAAAATGCTTTCAATATTCTATTCTCACTTTCGTATATTTTGTGAAAATGATTTTTCTGGTTTTGCTCTGATATCCATATTTTCTCCATTAAAAAAGACAGCTCCGAAGAGTCTGCCTTTCCATCCTGTTATTATAATTTCTCACCACACATCGGACAAAATCTGATCGGTATCCTCATTTCAAAAATATCTTCAACGCTTCCGTAATCGCACACCCCGATATGCATTACAGCCTTCTCGTCTAACTCACCACCAAACAGCCACACCTCCAGCCTTCTCACTTTGCCGCCCTTTTTCAAAACTATAGGACGTGCACCAATCAACTTTGTTCTGTCCTTTTTCCCGAACATAATTTTTCTGCTACAAAATTCACATTTTTCTTTCATTTCATTACCCTTCTGCATTTTTTCTTTTGATTGTAACAAACAAAGTAATGTTCGGGAAATTTTCAACTTATTTCGACATTTTTCGATATCAGTTTGTAATGTAGTATTTAGACTTCTTCAAAATACTGACCAACCAATGTATCCGGCGAGAAGTAAAGGATTATGCTCTCTCCGTCTGTCATTCCTACACGGTTCATCAGATAAACCTTTTCATTCCAACTGTAATACTTATCCTTTACATACTCCATTCCTGCCGTTGTTACCATTTCCGGCACCGTAATTGGGTTCTCCTTAGTTCCAGAGCTTGACGGATTTGCAATAGCTGTCCACAAGCTCGGCGCTACCCCCGGCGCCCAATCTGATTGACTAGTGTGTGCCTGGACGCACTTATACAGGATGTTATTATACTGGATCTTATAATCCTTGGCATATTCTACACCATCCTCTGACCACTCTGGATAGATGGCTTGTACCTGCAGAGCCTGTAAATCTGTCAGCTCCTGCGCCTGGATCTGTGCAACCATAACTGCAGCATTCTGGATTTCTGCCTTTACTTCTGGCAGATCCTCCTTCTTGCACATCGCCACACCGAAGATCCCTCCTGTGTATTCCGTGATGCTATAGAAGTTTTCATAATTCTCATAAGTTACAAGAACATCCTCCCGCTCCTTAACAATCATTTTCCGTGTCTTTGTCGTATCCTGGAAAAGCATCTTGAGTTTTTCCGGAGTTTCGGATATGGTACGGATCAGAAGGTTTCCACCCGCCTGAATATCCGCTGACTGGATAGTTAATTCTGTGGCATCGTTGAAAATAAGTTTCATGTTACTCCTTTCCGGAGTGATTCTTAATTAAATAGCAAAACGCAAAATATTTTGGGCAAAAACGGATTTATCGGTAATTCGAGCATGACTATTGCAATAAAAGAATTGCCACAGGAGCAGTATTCGTATATTTGGTCTGCTGATGGAATGATTGATAAAATTAACAAATATTCAAAGGGTATTTTCATTGCGGGCGGGAAAGATGGAGCACTAATTGGTGTTATTCCTGATGGGCGCATGGTGTACGGATATAGATCTGGATCAACATGGAATCTTTTTTACAAAAATCCATAAATTATTTCCGAACATTGCAATAAGCATATACAGCTTAGCGATAATGCACTTCTACTCTAACCGTTTCGTCGTTAATTGGAATTGTGGAATTTGCGCTTTCTCGCATTGACCACCAGCTCTCTGCGACATAGAGATCATATAA